CAAACAACTAAATGTGTATTCAAATACCACAAACGTTGTATGTGAGGATTGTCATATGAATATTTCTATGCGCTTGAAGGAAAGGCGATTGGAGTTGGGATTAACGCAACAGCAACTGGCAATTATGGCCGGTATTAAGCAGCAAACAATTCAAAGAATTGAAGCAGGAACCTCGCACAGGCCAAGACATTTGCTCGAAATTTCGGAAGCGCTGAGTTGCTCACCACGTTGGCTTCTCAATGGTGTGAAAGACCATGCCTGACTATCACCGAACCGTGATGCCTTCGGTTTTCAGTGAGGCAGATGGTGAATGGATTCAAAGCATGCTGAATGATTTAGGCCCGGCGGCAAGAGGAAAAATAGCGACAAGGTATGCAGAAGTTTACCAAGTTGCGTGGGACAGCGAGCCGATCAGTTTCAAACAGGAAAACAAAGCGCGTCATGAAGCAAATACGCGCCTCAGGGAGTTTGTCCGGAAGTACTCAGCAGCCAGTTCAGGTTTAACAGCTAAGCCGAAACTAGTTGGTGAGTAAGCCCTCCAAGAAAGCCTTTAGATCCCGTACTAGCTAAATAGTACGAGTGGGGAAGAGGGGAGAAAACTTTCTAGGGGGGTTTGGGGGGTGATCTTTGAAAGAGGGGTGTTAGGGAAGGCCTAGCCAAAGGAAGGGCTCTTTACTTAAAGATGATCACTGTCTTTAGAAAAAGCGAAACAGAAGTTTAGATGGCTAGAAGGTTGGCCGCATAACCGGTCAGGGCTTCGGTTCTGGCTAAGCGAATTAATCACTGAGGGGGAGGTTTTCGATGAAATTACATTTGAACTCTGAAGCCTCGAAGGGAAGCAAGAAACCGGCGCGTCACACTTTGGCGAGTTATACCGTGCCGGTCCTTGCTGAGGTACAACATGCTTAACATCACTGCGAATTTAGCACAGCAACGTGCGCTCGACATGTTACGACGCGACTGGAAACAGTACAACTCGTTCATGGTTTACAGCCCTACAGGTAGCGGTAAGACGGGACTAAGCGCGTTTATTACTGACGGTTTCGTTTCCCGTGGCATGCGTGTCCTGATGGTCTGCCCGTACACGGTACTTATTACCCAGACTGCCAAGCGCTTTGCCCAATATGGACTACCTGAAGAACAGATCGGGTATATCTGGCGCGATCACCCGAATCACGACCCTGAGCGGCTGATTCAGATTGCATCTGCTGATACCCTAATCCGCCGTGACTTCCCGGAAAATATTGACCTGCTGATCATTGACGAAGCCCACCTTCGCCGCAAAAAAATGCTCGAAGTTATTAAGCACCTTACTGAAGAAACCAAAGTGAAGGTGATCGGCCTGTCTGGTACTCCATTTGCGCCATTCCTCGGCAAGTATTACCAGCGCCTTATCAAGCCGACCACCATCAAAGAGCTGATGCAAAATGGCGTTCTGTGTGGTTATGAATTTTTCGCACCGACTAAACCTGATTTGAGTAAGGTTAAAACCACCCGCTCTGATGAATACGGCTCCGATTTCAAAGAGGATGAAGTGGCCGAAATCATGTGCGGTTCTGCATTGGTTGGCGACATTGTCAGTAACTGGCTGGCGCATGGGCGTGACCTACCGACAGTGGCCTTTTGCGTGGACGTAAAGCATGCAAATTACGTCACGATCAGATTTAACGAGGCTGGCGTAAATGCTGAGGTGATCACCGCTGACACCCCTCATGAAGACCGCCTGATGATTATTCACCGCTTTGAGCAGGGCGCTACAAAGATTCTTGTCAGTATCGGTACTCTCATCGCCGGTTTTGACAGTGACGTGCGCGCCATCATCTATGCCCGACCTACCAAATCAGAAACCCGCTGGTTGCAGACAATTGGGCGCGGCCTGCGAACAGCTCCGGGCAAAGATGCCTGCCTGGTATTCGATCACTCTGGTTCAGTGATCCGCCTCGGGTTCCCCGACAGCATTGAATATGACGAACTGCCATCAAAAAGCGACGGTATGAAAGACGCTGCCGCACAGAAAGCAGCAGAGAAGCTGGAAAAACTCCCGAAAGAATGCACCCAGTGCCACTTCATGAAACCAGCTGGGGTTTACGTTTGCCCTAAATGCGGATTTAAACCATTGGCCGGTGAAGATGTTGAGACGGATACCACTCGAGGTCTGAAGCAGCTGAGCGGTAATAAAAAAGCGCCCACGCTGAAGGAGAAACAATCTTGGTGGTCGCAGATCATTTTCTATCAGCGCCAGCGCGCCATGCAGGGTAAGCCGGTGAGTGATGGCTGGTGCGCTCACACCTTCAAAGACAAATTCGGTACTTGGCCTAAAGGTCTCAGCAGCCATCCAGTGCAGCTGTCACCTGAGGTCAGCAATTACATTCAACACAAACGCATCGCCTTCGCTAAGGGGACCAAAAAGCAGAATGCTCAAGATGTTCAGCCGGTACTCAAACTATCATGCGCGCCACCGGCCACAGCTGCAGAGAGAACAGCGCAACTTATTAAAATCCGTCAGCAGTTATTAAATCGAAATGTAGGAGAAAATCTTTGAAAACACGTGACGCAGCAATAGGGCAATGGCCGAAGATTCTCGACTACTACGGTTTACCTCCGATCACCGGTAAGCGGCATTTCAAAGGTAAGTGCCCAATCTGCGGGAGTAAGGGTAAATATCGCTGTGATGATATGGAAGGGCGCGGAACGTTCATTTGCACCTGCACTCGCGGCGATGGCTGGAAACTTCTGACGCTGACTCAAAATAAAGATATCAAAGATTTGATGTCTGAAGTCGATGAGATTATCGGCAACATATACGATTCAGAGCAAAAGCAGCTGGCGCCGATGAAAACGGATGTCATTAAAACTCGTGAGCGGGTGATCAATATGTTTTCCCGGATGACATCACTGGTACGTACAGACGGTGAGAAGTACCTGAACAGCAGGGGGATATTTGAAATGCCGCCTGAGTCAGTTCGTTACTGCGCCTCTCAGAAGGCTGCAAATGGTTCTGCGCATCAGGCTATCTGGTCACTGGCCACAGATGATAAAGCCAATCTTTGCTACCTGCACCGAACGCTACTTGATGGTGATAAGAAAGCCTCCGTACCGGCCTCGAAAAAGCTTACTTCGCTCCAGGAAGAGAATGTCTTGAAGTATGCCGAATCCGTGGCGATCCGGATGTTCCCGCCAGCAACAACGCTTGGCATTGCTGAAGGCATTGAGACGGCGCTCTCCTGCAAAAAAATCTACGGCGTGAATACCTGGTCAGTCATCAACTCAGGTTTCATGGCTAAATTTCGTGTGCCTGCCGGCGTCAAACATCTGATTATCTTCGCGGATATGGATCCTCATTCAGCAACTGGTCACGCCGCCGCTTTCGCATGCGCCCACGCTAATCTGGTAGCAAAAAATGACCTCGAAAAGGTCAGTATTCGATGGCCGGATCGGGGGGATTTCAACGACATGATGCTTACTGGCTGTGAAGTAAGAGAGCAGCCATTCACCAAGAAGGTAGCCGCCTGATGAAACTGGAAAACGCACTGAAGCAGTTCAACCCTAAAACCCAGACGTTCACAAACGTGCCGCCTGCTACTGCATCGGATTCACTTTCGGGGCCTGACCTCGCTGCCAGTATGGGAATGGCAGAGGCAGAGGCTGAATTCGGTATGGGGGCTTTCCTCGGTAAAAACGGCATCAGTCAGGAAGATGGGCTGCGCACTATTGAGCGCCTTGCTATTTATGCGATGAAAAACACCGGTAAGCACGTCGGGAAAGCAGCTGGCCGCAGGATGGCGCATTGCATGGTGATCCTCGCGAAGATGGCTTATGCGGAGTATTGCCAGTCTGCGGGAAGCACAAGCGATTGCCCACATTGCCAAGGTCAGGGACTCATCTCAAAGGTGCACGAGGTGACAACTTATAATGGTTATGTCGGTGCTGATGGAGAAGAGAAAATTCCGCCAGTTGTAGAGAACCAGCGTGTTTATGTACTGTGTCAACACTGTAATGGGAAAGGGGAAATTTCTCACCGCTGTCGCTGTAATGGTACCGGCCGCGTGCGTGACCTTGAGAAATCCAGCCTGCTCGGCGTTCCGGTCGATAAGACTTGTGATCGGTGCGCTGGCCGGGGATTCAAACGGACTCCATCCTCAACCGCGTATGCGGCAATTACTGCGTTGCTCCCAGAATTGACTCAATCGTCTTGGTCACGTAACTGGAAACCGCTGTATGAGTCGTTGGTGACGAAATGCGAGCAGGAAGAGAATCACGCTGATGCAGTATTCCAAAGAATAACGAGTAGATAGGATGATCGGGGATCTTAACGTCATTTTTATAAGTAAGTCTTGCATTTTGCATAAACTTGGCGTAATTTCTCTAAATCATGGGCGTTTCTGTAGATGACCCCACACGAAAAACATAATAAACCTCGCTCATGCGGGGTTTTGTCTTTTGTGGGCATATGATATTTTTATGCTGTTGCAGTGAATCCTACCTATGCGGTAGGGCTGATAAGCTAAACCCTTAGTGAGAAGACAGCGAACCACGGTTAGCTTACCAACGGTTCACCGGGAGGCACCCGGCACTGCAACAATCAAAAAATGCTTTTCAGTCTGCGAAGATGGGATTACCCGGAGTGATTGGAAAGCACATTCGCATGAGTGTTGGGAATTTCATTGATACGCACTATCGATCCCCAAACTCTCAGCGCTCAGCCGAATGAGCTTTATAACCCTCCTCTTGTGCGGGTTTTTGCTTTCTGCATAACAGACAAGCTGCCTGACGAATTGAGCCGTATCGCGGAACACTCGTGTTGTGAAACAGGCAGCTTTTCGTTGTGATGAAATACATAACCGTAGTGGGCGGGCGTTAACCGCCTGACAAATTCTTAGGGCTGCCAAATTGGCGGCCTTTTTTTATGCCTCAATGACTACGCACCCAACCGGAAACCCGGAGGGGGAGAATATGAAAATGGACGAAAAATACAGTAACGCTACATATGGTGGTGCTGGAATTACGGCCTTCTTTGCAAGCTTATCCCTTCAGGATTGGGGCTTTATCGCTGGCGTGCTGATTGGGGCGCTCTTTACTGCTTTGACGTATTTCCTGAATCGTCGCGAACAGATGAAGCGTACCCGAATCCTTCAAGAAATCGCCGACAAGGTGGATGCCAAGAATCCATCAGCAACCGCCCAGGTTGTTAACGAGCTCGCGCAGAAAACCAGCGAGGTCTGAGGTGGCAAATTTTAAAACGAAACTCAGTGCAGCAATGTTGGCACTGATCGCTGCTGGCGCTTCTGCACCGACTCTGATGAGCCAGTTTCAAAATGAGAAAGAGGGCACCAGTCTGATTGCTTATGCGGATAAGGGCGGCATCTGGACTATCTGCGGCGGCGTGACTTATGTGAATGGAAAGCCTGTACTCAAGGGCATGAAACTAACTCGGGCGCAGTGCGATGTTATCGACAAAGCAGAGCAAGCCAAGGCGCTGGCGTGGGTTGATAAAAACATTCACGTTCCACTTACTCCTCCCCAGAAAGTCGGTATCGCTTCCTTTTGCCCGTGGAACATCGGACCGGGGAAATGCTTCTCGTCGACGTTTTACCGCAAAATAAATGCTGGTGATCGCCTCGGAGCATGCGTAGAGATTAAACGCTGGATCTGGGATGGCGGGAAAGATTGCCGAATTCGTTTGAACAACTGCGCAGGCCAGGTCATCAGGCGTGATCAGGAAAGCGAACTGACGTGCTGGGGGCTGGATGAATAACAATTTATCGATTGTGCTGGCCTTCGTGGCTGGCGCTGCGCTCACCTGGTGGATTGAAGGAATACGCTGGGACGCCGACGTGTCAAAGCTGAAAGCGACCCACACCGCAGAGCTGAAGAAATTCAGTGATCAGGCAGTGATTGACCTGACCAACCAGAAGAAGCGCACCGAAGCGGCACAAACCGCGCTGGCGGCGCTGGATGCCAAACACACGAAGGAATTAGCCGATGAACAGGCCAAAAATGACCGGTTGCGTGCTGATGTCGCTGCTGGTACTCGCCGGGTGCGAATCGCCGCGGCAAACCTTGCCAACTGCGAGCTCGTCGGGAGTAGCACTACCGGAACCGGCGGCGTGGGCGATGCAGCACAAGTCGAACTCTCTGGCGCTGGTGGACGGGCTGTTCTCGATCTCCGAGCCAGCGCCATCAAAGACAACGAAGTGATTGAATATCTCCAAGGCTATATCGAGCAAGTT